ACCGTCACTAGAAAGAATCAAAACCTTTTCGTGGGCTGCATATAGAGGAACCAAAGTACCGATAACATCATCAGCCTCTGCACCTTCAACATCAATCACTTTGTATGGAAAGTTATCTTTCAATTCAGCCTTGAATTTGGCCAACATATCAAATATCAAATGCCAATCTAATGCAGACTTCTCACGAGACTTTTTACGGCCTGCCTTGTAGTGTGGAAAGAACTCCTTGCGCCAATATTTACGGTTGTCACAACAGAGTATGACTTCACCATATTCACTACGGAATGTTCTTAGGTGCATCCTGAGGATGTTCAGGACCATGTGACGTATTAAGCTTTCTTCCAACTTAACACCTTTTTGATTTGAAATTTGAGCCATTAGTCCTGCTAGAAGAACTTGGTTCAGGTCAACGAGAATCATTATATAATCCAATAATTAAAATGTTATTATATCACATCGATTTGATATTGTCAAACGTGTCTTGTATGAATTTGTTGGATGTTGTTGTTTTTCTACAAATGATACCAAACCAATCGTCCGGAATAAGTCTGTCCATATATTCCAAAGGTGCAGTCAATATACCATCAAATAAATCCAAATGGATTGGATTGCCTTCTTCATCCTGCTTGAATAACAAAATGTGGTAACAATCACCACTAGAGCTTCCGTCTATCTTTGTTCCAGGATCATTGAACACATTTCCTTGGATTGTTATTGCATCTCTGAGTGATTCATGTGGCAAAAAGAAGTATGCATCATAATCTTCCTCCGTCAGATGTTTTAGGTAATCTTTCATTGTAGTCCTTGATGTGTGATTTCCTTACTCTAACCATAATCCAGTTATTGTAATAATCATTACTTTCCATAACGTTGTTTGCAAACTGTTCTTTTGCTTCAAGATAACTACACTCTCCCTTGGATTTGCAAAGATGTAGTATTTCCCTACGGAACTTATCCTGTCCATACATTATAACATCTTTTTGCAATTCGTCACTACTTCCATAATAAGTTTGCCAATCTGAAGGCACCTTTATACGTTTCTTTTTTCCTTTGACCTGTTTGGTCTTAGAGAACCAGAATAACTTCTTACCGATGTATTTCCGGTTATTCTCTAAGTTGGTTATAAGGTAAACAAATCCGTAGCTGTCACCGATTTGGTCTTCTGTAAAGTCTGTGTTATTATATTGCCAATTCACCATTCATCTTTCTCATCATAGTCATCATCCTCTATATATTCTTCGGATAATTCCTCGATGAGTTCGCCACAAAATGGGCAATGTTCTGGCAATTCTGTTGAGACCAATTGTTCAACATATTCAACTGCATAAGTTGATTCACAGTTTAGGCATTCACCTGATATTACTTTGTTTGTCATTTTTATTCTTCTTATTATGATTTAAAAAATTAACTGGCCCAAACATCAGACCAGTCACCAGATAAAGCACCCTTTGCATAATCGGTTGCACGATTTTCAAAGAAGTTGGTATGTGTTGGTGCATTAATCATCTCTTCAACCCAAGGTAATGGATTACGTTTCACCTTAAACACACCTTTGAGGCCTAATGAAATCAATCGTCTGTCAGCAATATATCGAATGTATTTCTTTACATCTTCTGGAGATAACTCTTCCATTGGACCCATGTTGAAAGCCAAGTCAATGAACTTGTCTTCTAGTTCAACCATTTTTTCTGCAATCGTATAGATACGACTTTTCAATTCATCATTCCAAATTTCACGATTCTCTTCAATGTATGTCCTAAAGAGTTTAATCATGTTCTCAGCATGTTGTGTTTCATCAACGATAGACCATGTAACGATTTGGCCCATGCCTTTCATCTTACCATGTCTTGGAAAATTCAACAACATAATGAAAGAGGAGAACAACTGCATCCCTTCAGTAAAAGCACTGAACACGGCGATATGGGTTGCAGTATTCTCTTTAGTTGTATTTTGCTTTGAAATGTCAAGTACATAATCATGCTTCTCAACCATCTCTTTGTATTCCATGAAATCATTGTAAGTTGTTTCAGGTAAACCAAGAGTTTCAATCAAATGAGAATAGGCAGCAATATGTAAGGCCTCACGAGCAGCAAAGCCCATGAGCATCATTCTTATCTCTGGTTGTGGAAAATAGGGTAGATAATTCCTAACGTACCCACCGGCAACATCAATGTCTCCTTGAGTAAAGAATCTAAAGATGTGTGTAAGGAATTGTTTCTCTTCTGCTGTAAGTTTCTTTTTCCAATCTTTAGTATCCTCGAGCATAGGTACTTCTGTGTGAAGCCAATGAGACTGTTCGTGTTTAAGCCATGCATCATATGCCCACGCATAATTGAATGGTTTGAAGTATGTTCGTTCATCTGTAATCCTTGAATCTGCTTTTTTAATCATCTTTTTTTGTCTCTGTTTGTTTTACACTAGGTGGAAAATAAGGTTCAATTACATAATAGTTAGCACCCCACCATCCTATTGCTGTAAAAAATCCTGCTATCAATAATTCTGCTATCATTTTTACACTTTCTCATACATTACAGTATTCGTATCTCCCAATGACCATTTAGCATTCGTTTCAACTGAATACACTTGAGTTGCAACTCTAAAATCAGGATGTTTTAATTGTGCAGGATTACTACTTGGCTCAAAGAACACAGTTCTATTGTTTGGCTGAGCAGCAAACTGTCCATTATCACATTTAATAAAATTGAATGATTTGTGGTCTTCAGGATCTTCCGCATAACTTACATCTAACATATTATAATCAGGACTTGCTGAATCTACTGTAAACATATATTGTCCTTTAACCATTTTTTTATCTTTAGCCAAAAAAGAACAAGACAAATTTTCAATGATTGCTTTCTTTAGAATGGTAATGTCATAAGACATACAATTCCAAATTTGCAAATAATCTAAAGGCAACTCATCTTCAATTTCTTTCCAACAATAACCATGTAATGGTATCTTGTCATAAAGTGCTCCATATTCAGGTAGATATGATTCAATCCTAAACGCTTGGCCTTTGATTGATTTCAAACTTACCCATTGACATGGTACTAATTCTCCAAATCCTTTTTCAAAGTCGTATAAAAACTCCTTTCGTACAAAGCATTTAATTGGGGGTAAATTCGCTATCAAAAAAGACATCATCATCTCCTATCTCATTATAATTCAAAGTTAATTCTTCTCCCTTTTTTATATCACGGTTTGCAACGTGAATATAATAATCAGGCACATCTAAATTGGGTTCATCAGAATGATTCATCCAATTTGCATTATCACTTGCTCTGATCCATCCACACATCTTAGAATCATAACAACAAAAATGTTTTATATGTTCTTTTAGTGATTCTGGATAATTAAGCCAATCATTTTCACTAATCCATCCATCAATGATGAAATCATGTTTCCATACTATCGTACCAGATGAAATATCTTCATCAGCATACAGACCAAGGCCTTCAATGGCACTTGGCCTAACTTTTGTTTTTACTAATAATGGCATTCAACCCTCACAAGCTATACAATCGTTACCTTGAGCAATTTGTTCCATGTCTAACTCTTTAATAACTTGTCTTTCAATTTTCTTGGACACTTTATCTGCCTTACCAATCTTCTCTGAACGGCAATAGTATAAAGTTTTCAATCCTTTTTTCCATGCCATGAAATGAATAGCATGAATGTATTTAATGTTAGCATCTGGTCTGAAGAACACATTTAATGATTGTGCTTGGTCAATATGTTGTTGTCTATCACCGGCCAATTCAATCACCCAACGTTGGTCAATCTCCATAGATGTTTTGAATACTGCCTTTTGGTTCTCATCTAAAATGTCTAAATGTTGTACCGAACCATCATTAGCAATGATTGATGACCAAATATCATTATATTCATTTTGTGAAATTATACCACTTTCATTTGATAATTTATCTTGAATGAGTTTATCCAACCAACGATTCTTGTTTAAGAAAGAACCTGATAGAGTATCTTGACGGTAAGCATTTGCCCTATAAGGTTCAATGCTAGGGCTAGTATTACCCATAATAATGGAAGAACTTGCATTAGGAGCAATGGCCATAAGATGAGAAAAGCGGTTCCCAGTACCCACAGCATCAGGAGCTTCCCCACGTTGTTGTCCCAATTGTTTGTTTGCGGCATCCAATTTGCTCCTTATATTTTTGAAGATTCGGTTGTTTTCAACTTTTGCCATTACACCTTCAAATGCTATTCCGTTTTTCTGAAGATATGCGTGAAAACCCAAAGCGCCAATACCGATACTGCGCTCACGGCTAGCACTATATCTTGCTCTTTCAATGCTACTAGGAGCATTATCAATGAAATACTGAAGGACGTTATCGAGCATCTCAGCCACGTCCCGAAGAAAAAGTTTGTCATCTTTCCAATCATCATAAGTCTCCAAGTTCAAAGAAGATAAACAACACACAGCAGTACGCTGTTCATTTGTTGGTAGAATGATTTCTGAGCAAAGGTTTGATTGGGTAATCTTTAAACCTTTATCTTTCAAATGTTGTGGCATCATTCTGTTACTTGTATCAATGTAGTGAATGTATGGTTCACCAGTATGCATACGAATTTCTAGAATCATTTGCCATAGCATTTTGGCTGATACAACTTCTCTCACCTCAAATGAATGAGGATCAATCAAAGGCCATGAGTCATCAAAATTTGGATCAAGCATACTCTGTTCAATGATATGCATGAACTTATCGGTGATGTTAACACCGTGATGTAGATTTAAGCATCTGACGTTAGGGTCTCCAGTAGGCTTACGCATTTCCAGAAAAGGTATAATATCGGGATGACTGATATCAAGATAGGCAGCATAACTACCACGGCGAGTACGACCTTGACGGTACGCCAAAGATGACGCATCGTAAATTTTGAGGTGCGGCATAATACCCGTAGACTTGTCATCAGCAGACCTAATGCCAAACCCAATACCAACTCCACCCCCGAGCATAGAAAGCCAATTTGTTTCTGATAAGTTTTCAACTAATCCCTCCGCAGTATCTTCAATATAATTAAGAAAACATGATATAGGCAAACCACGCTTAGACCGACCAAAAGAAAGAATGGGAGTGCTATAAGAGAGCCAATGTTTGCTAGAGTATTCATATAGCCGTTGTGCATGGTCCTGGGAACTGCTGAAGGCCTTCGATACGAATGCAAATCTGTGTTGTGGACTTGTTTCATCTTCTTTCATATACGATTCTTGTAATCGTTTTACTCCTAGTTCGTCAAAAAGTTTATCTCGTTCCAAATCTATCTTAATACCTAAGTACTCTGTCATGTTTTTTTGCCTTATTTTGTTATAAATTCTTCTATCATTGGAAACACTGGCTCAATCGCTTTAGCACAGGCAATAGCTACTTCACGATGTTCTTTTTGTGTACCATTCGCACTTCGGAGTTGTATATAGTGGATCCATGACCTGAGAGTTCCATTCATATACATTCTCGATTTTGTCATACCTTCTGGTAGAATGGTACGAGCCTGTTCTTTAGCTATGCCTTTTTCTAGAGCCCATCCGTATGTTTCTTTGATTCTTTTTAGTAAGTCATTTTGCATCAACTCCCATTGATAGGCAAGTCTCCTATCATCATCAATATTCAAGTCTAGTTCGGTACTATTCTGACGATTTTTGGTGTCTTGGTATCTGGCATCTCTACGTTCAAAACCTAATTGAGAAGCATCTGCATACCTTTGAGAGAACTCTTGGAATGAGAAGGATCTATGCCTAAGAATTTGTCTAGCAATGTCTCTAGTGGTGTCAATCTCCAGACATACATTCACCATCTCAAACGGAGACCAGTGTTGGTTCTTAATAAGGTATCGAATCAACTTCTCACTCGTTAATGAGGTGTTTTGGTTTGATGGATTCGATACTCTTGCACAGTAAGCAATCTGGTCCAACAAACTTGTATTATCCGGTACATCTACACCCATGATGTTTCTGCTGGGTCCTTGTGAATAACTAATCAATTCAACGTTCATACTTTCTTCCAGTTAATAAATTCCATTTTTGCTCTTAGGTTTATGTAAGAGTGTTTCTCTATTATATCACACAATTCTTCTTTGTCAAATCCTTGTAATATCATTTCATTCACATCTTTTTCCTTAATCATTTCAGGCCATATCACCACATTGAAGTGGTTATCTATGGCGTGTTCCATCAACTTGACAATTTCTTTGTTCCTTGGTTCATTGTCAAACACAAGTACCAGTTTTGACTTATCTAGGTGCTCTGCGGCCGACTCCAAAGCCGAACTTGCAATAGCCACAGAATTCTTAATGAACATCGAGTCAATTGGTCCTTCAAAGACATAAACCTTCTCTTCTTCATTCACACGGTCAAGGCCAAAGATTCTTGGAACGTCTTCCTTGACTTTGATTGTGATGTAACGTAACTTAGACTCTGATAGTGACCTGCCTTGTATTCCGGTTAGATTCCTGTCTTTGTCATAGAATGGAATAACCAAGCGTTTATCACCAGCAATCAGGCCATCTTTTTCAACACCAATGTCATCTACAAAATTCTTAAAATCTTCAGCATAAAACAATTCGCCATAGAATTCTTCTGGTATTTTTCTACCAAGTACATATTCTTTGGCAAAATGACCATCTTCCAATTTATCAATACTTTGTAAGTTAATCTGCTTTTTAAAAACAGGCAAAACTTTGGTTTCGGTAAACTTTGGTTCTGGTGAATTGGTATTGGCTGATTGTTTGTATCTTTCCAAGGAATACTCTTCACACAAGTTTGGATCAACCTGTTTTAGGAAGTTATAGAAAGATGTGGATGCACCACAGTTATGACACATATAAAAGTAGTCATTCTTTTTGCGGTAAACATAACCACGGCTTTTGGTTTTATTTTTCTGTGAGTCTCCACAGAGAGGGCACCGAAAGTTATACAGGTCGTCTTTTTTCTTTACGAACCGAGGTAACTTTGGCGAGAGTTCAAGTAGGAATCTACGGTCAACAAATACGGACATAATATAAAGATAGAGTTCATTTCAAAGGTAGTATATCAAATTTTACATTAGAAAGCAACCATGAAAGAACAAGTATGCCGCCAGCAATCATCCATTTCCATTCAAGAAGTTTTTCAATGTTTTCTCTATCCTTGGTATTGTGTTCTTGCATATCTTTACGCAAGTTTTGGATTTCTTCTAGTAAAGTCTTTTCGGATATTTGCACTTTATCCAAAACAACATCAATACGCTCGTGAAGTTCTTTGATGTCCATATCAGTCTCCTTACGTCTTGCATCTATGCTTTCATAGACTTTGACCAGGTGACGGTCGTGTTGATCCACCAGTTTTTCTATTACTTGATCCATTTTCCCGCAAAGTGTAGTTAAGGTTGAGACCTGCGACTTTAGGACTCCAACGTCTACACGGATATCGTCATCTAAAGTCATTTCTTGACAGCCTCTTCCTTAATGCAATTTGCGTGACAGCTTATTTCTTTTCAGGCAATGGTGTGCCTTCAAGCTTCTTATGAATCTTGACCACTTTACAAACTTCTTTTTCTTTGCCTTTTGAATCTTTGGTTTTTTCGCATACCTTTTTTGTATTACCATTTGGATCAGGAGGCAAAGATGCAAACGATGATGTTGCTAGTGCAATTGATAATGCTAGTAAGATTTTCTTCATTTTACTTCCTTAGATTAAAGGTTGTGGTGCAGGAGGTGGTGCTAACTTGCCGTTGAAACCGGCAACTGGACTTGGTGCAGGATCCGGTGTTGGTGCTGGTGTTGGCGCAAATACTGTAGGTGTTGTAAACCCGCTTTGTGATATGTTTGGAGTTGTTGGTGCGGGAGAAACTGGCGTTGGTCTGTTTGCTGCATCTAAGGCCTTTGCTTTTAAATCTTTGTCGCCACCTGCTAACATAATGCCAGACAATGTACCGGTCAAGAATGTAGCAATTGGGATAATCATTTCAAAGAACTTTTGGTCGATAGGACTAATAGCATTCAATGGTTGAGTAATGAATATGATAGAATATAACACAACAAAGACAATACCAGTTAGCGTCAATGCTAAACAGATACCAATAAAAAATTTAAGACGAGCCATAAGCTGGTCTTCTGTATACATGAAAGGTACATTATTTTCCACAACTAGCTCCTGTTGAAGTTTGTTTTGATGAAATAACAGATTGATTCTGTGACTGAGGTTGGTCAGGAGATGGTGGCGGACCCAATCTAGGGTCTCTTTGACCTTTGAAAATTTGTTCTGGACAAGTTCTTGTAACATCGCATATAGGGAATTTACATTCCTCTTTATCCCAATTTAATGGGTCTTGACATGGATAGCGAAATTGGTCATGACCAAAAAACGCCAACGAAAGGGGCAATATTAGTAATAATGCTGCTCCAGCAAATAGTTTATGGTCATGCATATTATGCTCCTAAAATATGGAGCACTTTAGCATAACGTGCTTTACGGTCATCTAGACCAATTGTTCCACCATTAATCTTTTTAGTAAGAGTAAGGATGTCACCTCTGTCAGCATATTGATTTAGGTTGTTAGTTTCCCAAAACCAACATGCAGATTGACATGCACCTTCAAATGTTTGCATATACTGTGATGCATCTTCAGGTGTTATTTCAATACTAGCTGCAAACCAAAAGTAATTATCTTTACCTGTGATTTGGATCAGGCCACGGCCACAATACCTATAACCATCACCAGACGCTTCATCACCATTACCCATACGGTTGCAATACAATCTATTAGCAATCGCTTCCTGTTTGTTTGGACGACTTGCATAGTCATTTGCAATCTCATCAGTCTCAAAATGTGTAGGAAACAACTTGCGTAATGATGCAGCCCTATAATTTAGGTTTTCCTTTAGAGCGGTAAAGTCATTTGACTCATGTGTACATTGAGCCAAAAAACCAGCAATACGCTGGGCCGTATTAATCTCGTAATCTGGCAATAATTGTGACAAGTCACTATACCAATGATCCAAATATGGGTTCTTTGGTATAATTTGTCTTAGTTGGTCTTTAGTTAATTCCATATTATGCTAGTGCTTCCGCTAAACTTAATGCAGCCATCAACATAGCATGATGTTGGTCATCTTCTTGAAGTTGGTCTGCATTTGCATTAATTCTACCAACGATATTCATATCATTGATTAACTCTTTGTATTCTTCGGCAGTTATTTGACCATCATTATACATTTGTTGATAACCGTTTGCTTGAATTGCTAAATCTTGTATGGGATTCATCTTGGCTCTCCTCCAATTGCTTGTTGTATTTTTTCTGCCGACTTGGATATGGTATTTAGTTTTAATGCACAATAGGCTGGACTAAATGTATCCTTTTGGTGTAACTCATCTACAAGCGTGAACAGGTCATTATTCATCTTTATAGTGACATCATTACGTGGTAGATATTGGCTATAGTTCTTCAATTGTAAAGCATCTTCATACATTACTTGTATGCCTTCTTTATTACAATTTTTCAACAAAGCATCAGTACGAACTTTGTTCACCAAACCATATTCATTGTTGTCATAGTGTGCAACAAAGAGTGCTGATTGTATTGAAGAACAACCAGATAGTAACAAAATGCAACACAGTAATAATGATTTCATGGATTCAACTCCTTTTGTTTTGTTACCCATTCTTGGAGTAATTTTAATTGCTCTGCGACTTTGTTGTAGGTGGTGTAGTTGTCGTTGATTGTCCGTTCGACCTCAGAGAGTGCAATACCGGAGGCGGTACCATCAGTTCCTCCGGCGGATCCGGAAATGGTATTCGTAGCGGAGCTGTCGTGCAACCGTACAAAAGATTCAGGAACAGTACACATATTATCATCTTTGGTTGTAATAGTTTGAGCAATTTTATCATGGACTACCTCAATTTTTTGGATATTTTCTTTATACTTCTTAACAATAACCTTAGTGATGACTTTTTGTTGAACAACAACCTTTTCAACTTCTTTGGCACCTTGTATCAATATATTTTGGCGTCCTTCAATCCAACCACCAAAACCAATTAGAATTAAACAAAGTATAGTTATGCCTAGCCGATATAATAAAGGTAACAGTCTATGTAGTATACTCGACAAAAGAAAAAGGGCAACACCGAAACCGATGATTGCCCATGGCACCCAAGTTGGTAGTAATCCCAAAAACCAGTTAATTATGTAATCAGGTGAGAACATGTTAAACATGGCCAGACCTTACATTTTTGGTGCTTTTCTGTGACCCATTCCCATCATGACTGGATCGTGTTTCTTCTTTCTACGTGGTAGATATACACCTGGTTCTCCGCCTTTACCACCAGTACCTGCAATAGCACCAGTAGATACTACATTAGTTGGTCCTGCTGAACCAACAGCGCCGGCACCACCGCCTCCGTCTTCTTTGACGAATTCTTTAAATGATTTCATCAGCAGTTCCACTTTCTTAGTGCTAAGGCCTTGCGTGTTGGCTTACCATTCTTTCTCATAGGACCTTTCATGCCACCCATACGAGCACAGAATGATTTTCTACGATTGGCTGCCTTAGAACCTGGCTTTAGTTTAGATGGCTTGGTTGTAACAGCCATTTTCAATTTAGAACCTGGATTTTCTCTACGATATGAAGCAATACCTTTACGATTCAAACCGCCTTTAGGATCTTTACCTTCTTTTCTACGCCATGCGGCCGATTCGTATAGTTCTTCATCTGATACATCATCAAGGTCTTCCCAAATTTGTTCAGGATCAATGTTATTGACCTCTGCAATCTCCATCACCAATTCTTCGATGATATCAAACATATAATCTGGATTGTGTTCTTCTTTGAGTTCGCTACGCATATAATTGGCAACAGTCATAATGTAATCTTCTGCCAATGTAATCTTTGATTCGACCCACTCAGGCAAATCAGCCTTATCGTCAATTAGGTCAATCATCTCTTGTGCGTTGTGCATGATAGTGCGTAGCTGATTGACTGCCATATAAGGATCGGAATACTCTTCGTCTTTTTCTTCCATCACACCTTCTTTAGTGCTTTTCCAACCACCGCCCATTGCTTTGTATTTCTTTGAAGCCCAACCATTTGCATAAGCAGAAGGATAGACAGCAAACTTTGATTTAGCTGCAGCCTTTGCACGAGCCCATTTTTCTGGACTTGTGGGAACATTCTTTTCTTCCAAGTTTTCCATATCTTCTAAAAATGTTCTAAGATTTTTCATTCTTGTTCCCTTCTTCTTTCTGCATTACTTTTTCTTAAAGGATGATCCGGATTCTTGTAAGGAGTTTTTCTCATTCCTTTAGAATCATAGTTACCAGACTTCTTCTTTGCTATAGCTGTTGCAGCTGCAATCGCAGCAGCTGCACCTTCTGTTCTAACATTAATTGGTGCACCACGGCGTTCTGGATTTGGATCCTCACGGCGTTTTCTTTGTGCAGCCGATGCACGACCTTCTTTACCTAAAGCATTGGCCTTTGCTCTAGGTAGGCACTTTGGTTTACCTTCGCCAGGATCTCTTGCACAATGGCCTTTGACATTGCCTTTGGTGTCCATACGAACCCAATCCTGTTTAAACCACTTGCGTAAGTCTTCATTGATCCAATCGTCTGGTGTCTTACCGTGTTTGGTTTTAAAGTCATGATGCAATTCGTGACCTGTCATACCATGTTCTTTAGATATTTTCTTCATCAACTCATTGATGGTATCATAATCATGGCTATCTAATTGTTTTAGACCATCTTCTAGTTCTTTAACATGGTCTTCTTTTCTACAACTACCAGGAGAATAAGGAGTTTTACCAGGTACAGGTCTGTAACCGGGCCAACATATACCTTTTTCTCTGAGCTGTTTAAAAGTCTTCTTCATATCTTCCTCAGTATCTCAGCTATTCTCATATCAACTGGAATAACATCTGTTACTATTGTTTTACCTCTTATACCTTTGACCACTTCTGGAAGCAAATTCAAATACACCAAAAAAGTCTTCAATGCATCATAATCTTTTTCATCGATTCGAAAGAATAATATTCTGGCTGTTGCTTCTAATCCAAATACGTTATTCAAAAGAATGATGTGATTAAGTATCAACCTCTCTTTAATAACTTTGGTGGCCTTATATCTACGAAACAACCTTTTGAGATATTTCGTCCTTTTAAGGTCACCTTCAAACTCAGACATTAAGCAATTAGGTGATGTATAACATTTTACTGCATACATCACAAAATTATCTTCATTCAAATCATCAAACATTATATAAAGAGTGTTTTAAACTCCAGTAAATGCTGTGCCCCAGCTTGTATTGCCTGAAGCTGTATTCGATGCAACTGGACTAGCAAGAGCAACCAGTGTTTCTTTCAAATAACGAACAGAACCGTCATTATTTGTTTTCTTTCTGATATTTACCCAACCCAAAGTAACATCACCCAAAGCAACAGTATTGTTTGCAATTCTAGTTGGTGTCACCAAAACTGTATCTTGGTTGTATGTCTTTTCAGTAGTCTTTGTTGAAGGGTATGCAATTGCTTTATCAAATTCAATACCAGTACCAACTGCATTGTTAGCAAATACAGCTGAAGTTAATGTCACTACGTTACCAGAAACGGATTGTACTGTATTGTTCGAAAAGAACATACCAGGATAGCCGTTACCTGCTGTACCGCCTGGTGCACCGAATCCGTTAGGGAAAAAGTAAATGTATTGGCCTGCGGCAACGCCAACGTTTGCTACGTTAGAACCGCCGTTAGCAACAGAAATACCGTCACTATAGCTCAATGTGATTGTTGTGTTTCCAACGTAAGCTGGCAAACCCAACTTCAATTGTACGATATCTCTTGTTTCACGTTCAACGTTCCATTTTGGTTTTGCGTTGTGACCGTCTGTATTTGACCATGCTGGCATTTTTAAGTCTCCTTGATGAGGTAATCTACCTATTTATCTTATTGTTATTCTTGTGGTTTTTGGTTCTTCTTGTCCATGTCTTTATAATCTGGCATCGATGTACGATTTTTCAACATAGGATCAATTTCTACCATATCTCTCTTTTCGCCTGTCAAGGTTGTTCCACCTTTTAAAACCATACGAGCCTTTGGTTTTTTATCTCCTAATTCATTGCTTCCATCGACCTTTTGTACAGAAGGTTTCTTACCCATTGGTTTGGTAGATTTCTCATCCTTTTCCCAATCATACATATCTTCTTTTAGTCTATGTTTAGCATATATTTCTTTCACCATTGAACCTGCTTTAGATGTCTTCTTTGGTGCAACTTGATTAGGTGTATTACCCATATCAAAAGGTGCTTCTGATGCAGCCTTAGGATCACCAAAGTTATCTTCTTTGACTTCCTTTTTCTTTTGTGCATCTTGCTTCATTTTTTCCATCCACTCTTTAGCACGTAAAATACTAGCAGTGGATTTAGCTCTCTCTTTAGCAAATGCACGTTGTAATTTAACACCAGCACTTGTTTTAGCTTCATCAATCTCAACCTCTTCACGCTTGGCAGCCATGGCCAAACCTTTTTCACGGCGTTTTACTGCACGTTTAACGATATCACCATATTCACCTTTAGTGTGTGGTTTCAACTCTTTAACTTGTGCTTTGGCTTTCTCTTTATAGTCACCCAAAGATACTTCATCTAATGATTCTTTTTTCATTTTTGTATGCTTCATTGTTCCTGCTGGAGATGGCACCTCATATTGAGCTGCGGCCTGATCCAACTGTCTTTTTCTTTTTAATGTTGGTGAATGTTTTATTTCAGAGCGAACTTCAGGATGTGAAATCTTTGTGGTCAAATCCTCTTCGATTTGGTCGTCCTCATAAATTCCACGGTCATGTTTCCACTTTTCATAATCACCTTTTTTAGATGTTGCAACTCTCTGGTTCTTACCAACATAATTGATATTGTAGCCTCTAGACTTGTAAAATTTACTTAAAAGGTCTGCACGCCTAGAAGTGACATTTTCAGGAATAGCGATACCACCGCCTGCACCGGTAGCGGACCAAGGATCTCTTGGGTCACTACCAGTTTTTGCAGCCGTCAAGTCTGTTTTCTTAGCAGCAGACTTTACAATATCTTTGGTCTTTGACATTTAGACACCACCAGCAATTTTGCCCATCATTGTTTCTTGCTTAATCTTTTTAAAAGACTTCTTAGCCAAATCTTTAGCAAGATTCATTGGTGAGTTTTCATTAGTCACAAATGGATTGTCACCTGTACCAGAACCTGCCTCAGGACCTTTGAATGTTTCATCAACTTCTTCTTTAGTTGGCTTCTTGCCAGTTTGTGGCACACCCATTTTACGTTGTAGGTCTTTACGCATATCTTCGTCACTACCATGGCCTAGTTTCTTTAGAACCTTACCACCAACTTTTTTCATGGTGTCCATCATACCTTCTTCAATTTCTGTCTCTTCACCAACAGTCAAAGCAACTTTGTATGATTTTGATTTGTTATGGTATTCAGCAGGAACTTTCATACGACCACGTAGACCATCAACAGTCTTTGTATTCATATCTGTTTCACCATCAACTCTTACGTGTTCATCTTCCTTCATCTCCACTTTTTTTTTCTTCTCGGAGATTGTAGAGATGCCACCAATGTCTTCTAGTTGAAGTGACTCACGCATACCATGAATCTCACCTTTGATTCCATGTTTTGCTCTTAATTTAGCAGCTTCTTTTTCATGATATTCGCTTTCTTTAGGTCCAGCATATTCTGCATGAGAAACGTGGTGGTCTGAATGATCCAACATATCATCAGCTACTTTATTACCATGATGTTTACGAACATGGTTCTCGATAGCAGTAGCTGCATGGTGACTATGATGGCCACCCATACCGCCGCCATATCCTTGGTCAGCACTATATGAGTGTTGTGCATGTTTATGCCACAAAGCAGATAAGGACATTTTGTCCATCTTTCCTTCTTCAAGTACATCAAGTTCATCAAATGCTTCTGTGTAGATTTCTTGTTGTTCTTTCATGGATTGTTTTGTAGCAGTAGCATACATCACATTCTTAGCACGTTTACCATAACGCTCTTTAAA